TCATGCGACACCGCAACGGACAAGACCTCGGCGCGATACTGGTCTTGCCAGATGTGGGAAAGTGGAACCTCAGTCTCGGAGATGACGAAGATGGAACAGATGAAGAAGCGGCAGATCTCGGACGACGTCTTCACGACGGTCACCGAGGCGGTGCAGCGGTCGCACCAGCTCGGGCTCGGGCTGGTCGCGCATATGACCGAAGGCCCAGATGGGCAGGCGTTCTATATGCCGGGCGAGAGCCATGACGCCTACCTCGAGCTCGTCGGCCAGACCGGCATGGTCGGGCCAGACGGGGCCGAGGTCGAGAACCCGGCGGCGGAGCTGATCGAAAGCGTCGTCAGCGCGGCGATCGAGGCCGTGATGGAGGCGACGATGGAGAAGCGCGCGGCGAAGATCATCAAGATCAACGACGAGGCGCGGATCGTCTGGGGCTGGGCGTCGGTCGTCTCGATCGACGGGAAGCCTATGGTCGACCGGCAGGGCGACATCATCTCGGCGGACGTTATGACGAAGGCCGCAGATCGCTTTATGATCGACGTGCGCGTCGCTAAGGCCATGCACGAGGGCGCGCAGATCGGGGAGGTCATTCACTCCTTCCCGCTCACCAAAGAGCTGGGCGACGCGCTGGGCGTGCACTCTGCACTCGAAGGGTGGATCGTGGCTATGAAAGTGCACGACGATAGTGTATGGAATAGGGTTAAGAGCGGCGAGCTGGCCGCGTTCTCGATCGGAGGCATAGGGAAACGCAATGCCGTTTAATGTGACAGATCTCGAGCTGATCGAGCTCTCGCTGGTCGACGAACCAGCGAACCCCGCCGCGCGCGTCGTCATGTTTAAGCGCGCCGCGCCCGACGAGATGAAGATCCAAGAATTGATCGCCGAGGGGATGTCAGAGGCAGACGCTCGCGATCAAGTTGCGCGTATGAGGCGCAGCAAGGGGGCCGGACCGACCGGCGATCTGGACAAAGGAGACCGTTCGATGTCCGATCAAGAGAAGCGCCTCGAAGAGCTCGAGGCAGCAAACAAGCGCCTCGAGGCATCTCGCGACGCACTTGTGAAGTCGCTCGAGACCGAGGGCTACGTCGTGCAGATCGCCGACGAAGCCGTCACCGTCGAGAAGCGTCAAGCCGAGGATTACATCGAAGTCTCTGGCGAGGCCGTGCTGAAAAGCGCGCTTCCCGCAAGCGTCCTCGCTATGATCTCGAAGCAGGCTGGCGAGCTGGCCGAAGTAACGAAGAAGCTGGAAGCCGAAGAGCTGGTCAAGCGCGTAAGCGCCGAGATCCCGCATCTCTCGGGCGCTCCGGCGATGAAGGGCGCGGTTCTCAAGGCGGTCGACGCGATCGCTGACGACGAGGTCCGCAAAGCCGCTCACGCTATGCTGAAAGGCGCGAACACTCTCGCCTCGAAGCTGACCCGCGAGTTCGGCACAGTCGCACCGGAAGAGACTGATGCGATGTCCGAGCTCAACAAGATGGCCGAAGAATACGCAGTCGAGAAGAAGGTGACGTTCGCCAAGGCATTCGCCGACGTGACGCGCACCGGTCGCGGCGCGGAGCTCTTCGCCAAACGCAACGCTCAGTAAAGGGGGCTTAAATGGCAGTCCAAGACAATATCACCTGCGTGTCTCTCGAGGCTGGGCAGGATCTTTCGACAAAGCAGTTCTGCTTTGTTTCGGTGGCGGCAGACGGTCAGATCGACCCGACCGGCGCAGGCGCGATCGCGCAAGGCGTTCTGCAAGACGCACCCGCAGCCGCAGGTCGTTCCGCTCTGGTGGCGATCGCTGGCAAGGTCAAGGTCTTGTGCGGCGCTGCGGTCACCCGTGGCGGCCCGGTCGCTTCGACCAGCACCGGGACCGCAACGAACGCCACGACGGGGAACATCATCCTCGGCACGGCTCTTGAAACCGGCGCTTCTGGGCGGATCATCGAGATGATCTTCCAGCCGCGCGGCGCAGCATAAGGCAGGGGGATTTAGATCATGCCGCAACCTACCGTCAGCTCGTTCCACATCGACGCAGCTCTCACGAACATCTCTCTGGCATTGCTGCAAAACCCGCAGAGCTTCATCGCTTCGCGCGTTTTCCAGAACGTGCCGGTCCAGAAGCAGTCGGACAAATACTTCACGTTCGATCGCTCCTACTTCAACCGCAACGGCGCAAAGAAGCGCGCCGCCGGTTCGCGCGTGGCAGAGGTGGGCTATCTGCTCTCCAATGACAGCTATTTCTGCGAAGAGTTCGGGGTCTCGATCCCGATCCCGGATCAGGTCCGCGCAAACTCCGACGCCGCCAACGACCCGGCACGCGCCGCCGCCGAGCTGGCGACGCACCAGATGCTCATCTCGAAGGAAAACGAGTTCGCCTCGTCGTTCTTCACGACCGGCTTGTGGGCGACCGACATCACCGGCGTCGCCTCGTCCCCGTCGGCAGGTCAGGTCATCAAATGGTCGGACACGACCTCGGGCGACCCGATCGGCAACATCCGCACCGGCGTCGACACGATCCTCGGCTCGACCGGCATCAAGCCGAACGTGCTGGCGATCGGTCGTCAGGTCTACTCGGCGCTGGTGGGCCACCCGTCGATCTTGGGCCGGTTCAACGGCGGCGCGACCACCGCGCAGCCTTCGATCGCCTCGCTGAACCTGCTCGCGCAGATCTTCGAGCTCGACGAAGTCGTCGTCGGTGAAGCAATCCAGAACACCGCAGCAGAGGGCGACACCGCCGCTCACTCGTTCATTCTGGGCAAGAAGGCGCTCTTGACCTACCGTCCCGCAGCTCCGGGGATCATGACCCCCGCAGCAGGCTACACGTTCTCTTGGGCCGGTTATCTGGGCGGGACGAACGAGTATGGTTTCGTCGTCGACACCAAGCGTCGCGACGAAGAGGACACCGACGTCATCCGCGCTCGTGCTCACTACGATCACAAGCTGGTCTCGTCCTCGCTGGGCTACTTCTGGGACGCGATCGTCGCATGATGAACCTCGAGCATCGCACTTTTCAGAAGTCGGATCCGCTCTTCGCTTACCGCCCGTTCCATGCGAACGGGCGGGCATTCGAGCGCGGCGAAGCCTTCGATTGGCAAGCCTTGGGCATTGCCGCCGAAAAGGTCGAGCTCCTTTTCCGGGCAGTAATGGTCCGCCATTACACGCCCGGGAACCCTGCAATCGACCTAACAAACAAAGGTCTCGGCGTTAAGCTCGCCGAGAACGTCGCAGACCCGATCCAAGCGCCCAAGCGGCGCAGCGTGGCGCGGGTGGCGGCATGACGTGGACCTACGGGGGAGCGCCCGGCACAACGAGCGCAGCAACGCGGCGTGACGCCGTGCGCCTCCTCGTAGGGGACACGGACACGACCGACCAGCAAGTCACTGACGAAGAGATCGCCTTTGCGCTCTCGCAGGGCTCCGACGACGTCTATGTCGCGGGCGCGGTCATATGCCGGGCACTCTCCGGCAAATATGCGCGCCTCGTCGACAGCAGCGTCGAGAGCGTCTCGTCGTCCTACTCGCAGCGCGCGGCGCAATACGCCGAGCTCGCGGTGCGGCTCACAAAAGATAGCAAGCGGCTCGGATCCGTCGGGCTCGGCGTCCCAGACGCTGGGGGGATGTCAATTTCTGACATGGCCGCAGTCGAGACAGATCCGGACCGCGTTCCCGGAGCATTCCGGATCGAAGAGTTCACGAACCCGCCGCGATTTAGCAATCCCCTCGACGAGTATTGATCCATCATGGCAATCGGCGCGCAGATGCAAAAGGATGTCGTCGCGCTCCTCCGGGATCACGGCTATGACATTACATTCCGCCGCATCAACAACGGCGGAACCTATGACCCAGCGACGGGCACAGTCACCGGCGGCTCGAACAGCGACGAGACCGTTCGCGCAATCTTCCTAAATTACACGGCGCGCGACATCGACGGCACGCTCGTGCAGCGCGGCGACCGCAAGGCCGTGATCGCCGCGACCTATAACGGGAGCGCGATCTCGAAGACCCCGCAGATCAACGACGAGCTGCGCGGAGAGGGTGACGCCGTCCGGATCGTCTCGGTGCAGACGATCAAGAGCGGCTCCTCGATCCTCGCTTACGTCTGCCAAGCGAGGGAATGATGGCGGACAAGCAGATCATTCGGCAGATCACGGTCGATCTGGACAAGCTCGCAGCCAAGGCGGGCGTCACCGTCGCGCAGGCGCGCAATGAATACCTAAACCGGCTCTCGCTTGAGGTCGTGCGAGGCACGCCGGTGAAGACCGGGAGGCTCAGGGCGTCGTGGTTCTTATCTCCGACGCTCTCGAGCTCTCCCGGCGACACCTCGAGCGAGGCGACCAAGGTCAAGGGCGCGCCGGGGATTACGATGGCGCGCCTCACCTTGGAGGTCGAGCCTCTGGCAAGCCTCGACGGCTCGGTCTACCTGCTCAACGGGGCAAACTACGCGATCTATGTCGAGGCGCGCACGCAGTTCTTGCGGAAGGTGCTCGCGCGCTCCCGCTCGATCGCGGCGGCGGTCGTGACCGAGATCAAGAACATCAGAGCGACGGGGATCCCATGACGGTCATGCAGAACATCCGCGCGGCGCTCGAGCAGCAGATCGCAACCGTCTCGGGGATCCCGTCGACCGGCAATCGCGCTTGGGAGAATACCAAGTTCGTCCCGACGACCGGGACAGCATGGGTCCGCATGGCGCTCGTCCCCGTGACCAGCCGCCCAGCGGTCATGGGACCGTCGCCGCAGATCCGGCACGACGGATCCTTCCTAGTTACCGCGCACCTTCCCGAAGGCACAGGCCCAGCCGGTGCTGATGCTCTGGCCGACGCGATCCGCGCGGCATTCTCCGTCGACACCGGGCTGACGTCTGGCGGAACGGCGGTGCGGTTCCGCTACGCCGAGCGCAGCGTCGCCGTTCTCGATGCGCCGTGGTATATCGTCACGGTGTCAATTTCGTGGTATAGCTACAGCAGCTCATAAGGAGGGCTCATCATGCCGTTTTCACAAGGAGCCCGCACCCGGCTCTCCTACATCGCAGAAGTCACCTATGGCACGACCCCGTCGGCGACGCCGGTCTATGCTCAGATCCCCTTCAACACGCACTCGCTGGATCTGCAAAAGACCCGCGTGCAGTCGAATATGATCACCTCGGACCGGATGCCGTCGATCGACCGGCACGGCCAGCGGTCGGTCTCTGGCGACATCGTCGTCGAGATGCGCCCGGCAGATTATGATTGGCTCCTCGAAGGCGCGCTCTTCGGGGCGTTCTCCTCGGACATCCTCAACACCGGGACGACGGTCAAGTCCTACTCGATCCAAGACGCCGCGCTCGACATCACGCAGTTCCGGACCTTCGAGGGGGTCATGGTCAACACGATGGCGATGTCGCTCGCACCAAACTCGATGACGACGGCGACCTTCGGGCTGATGGGTCAGGACATGGCGCAAGCAGCAACCGCTCCCGTCGGCGGCACTTATACCGCATATTCGACGAACGAGCCCTTCGACAGCTTCTCGGGGACGATCACCGAGGGCGGATCCGCTATCGCCATTCTCAATTCGCTCGACTTCACGCTGAACAATAACCTCAACTCGGCTTACGTCTTGGGCTCGGCAATTTCTCCTCAGATGGAGTTCGGGATGTCGACGCTCGAGGGCACAATGACGCTCTATTATCAAGACGCAGTCTTGATCGCGAAGTTCTTGGCCGAGACCGAGAGCTCGCTCTCGGTAGTGATGGATGATCGCGTCGCCGGTAAAAACTACACTTTCCTGATGCCGCGCATCAAGATCAACGGCGCGGCAGTTCCGGTCGGCAACCCGCAATCGCGCTTGATCACGGTCCCCTTCGTCGCGCTCAAGGACAGCTCGACCGGGACGCAGCTCCGCATCACTCGCACGACGACCTAAAGGATAGAAGATGGACCTAAACGACCTCACGTTCCGGGACACCTACACCCACACGATCCTCCACCCGATCACCAAAGACCCCGTCCTGCACAAGGACGGGGATCCGCAGACGATTACGCTCTACGGCTCCGACAGCAAGGGCTACCGCAACGCGCTGGCCGAAGTCGCACGTCTTGGGATCGACGACCCAGACGAGCGCCTGATGGCGTTTCTGGCGCTTATTACGACCGCTTGGCACGTCTACGCCGGGGGGGCTGATGCGAAGCTCGAAGATGCGAAGAAGGTCTACGGCGCGATGCCGTCCCAGATCCGCGACCAGATCTTCGCCGCAGCATCGGAACGCGCCAATTTTTTCGCCGGGCCCTCGACGAGCTTCTAAAGCACGCCGAGGCCAGCTTTCAGCTCGCGCAGACTGACAAGGACGGGATCTCGATCCGCACTCACTACGAGCACGTCGAGAAGACGACCGGGATCCGACCCCCAGAGCTCGATCTCCCAGAGCTCCCCAAGACGATGGGCGAGCTCTGGGAGACGTTCTTGCGCCTTCATCGCTCCCGGCAGGCCGACGCGCCGATAGTATTCTCGGAGGTCTTAGCGTATAGTGAGCTAACCGGTCGCCGGTTTACCCCGCTCGAGGTGGACGCGATCTCTGCACTCGACGCCTTGTGGCACAAGGAAAGGGCGAAAAAATGGACGACCTGATTACGCTTGGCGTCGAGGTCCAGACCACCGGCGGCGCGCAGGCGGCGCAGGGGCTCGGCGCGTTCCAGAAGGCCGCACAGGGCGCGGCAGGCGCGGCAGACCAGCTCGAGAACAAGGTCAACGCTCTGGGGGCGGCGCAAAATAAGAGCGCAGCTCCTGCTAAGGCAATGGCGAGCGCGGTCGGCGGCGTCGGCGCGGCGTTCAAGAATAATTCAAGCTCGATCCAGAATGCGAGCTTCCAGCTCCAAGACATCATCGTCCAGATGGAGATGGGCGTCCCGATCGCGCGCACGCTCGGCCAACAACTCCCACAGCTCCTCGGCGGGTTCGGCCCGCTTGGCGCGGTCATCGGTCTTGCAACGGGCGCGCTTTTATCTTTTGGCCCTGCGCTCTTCGCCGCAGGAGAACCCGTCAACGATCTGGCAGACAGCATCAAAGAGCTCGAAGCCGCGATGTCCGCGCTGCAAGCGAGCGCAAATCAGTCTCTATCCACCGCAGACCTGACAAAGACCTACGGCGCGCAGGTCGAAGCCGCGCGCGAGCTTCTGGTGATCGAGCGGCAGCTTGCCCAGATTAACGCCGATAAAGCGTTCTCGTCCGCTACATCTTCGGTCGTTCAAGGACTAGGGCAGGAGCTGGCCGCGCTCAATTTTTCAACCGCGCTCGAGAACGTGCTAAACCTAAACAAGGCGCTCGCAGATCAAGCGACGCTGCGCGGTCAAATTGCCGAGGTGCAGGCTGGGACGTCCACCTTAAACGATGAAGAGATCACCGCACTCGAGGTCCGTAAAGCCGCGAATGAAGATCTATTTATGCAGCTCAACGAATACCGCCTCGGGCTAAGAGAGCTTGCTGCGACGTTCGGGGTCACAGAGCAGACCGCAGGGAACCTCGTGGTCGCTATGGCGGCGGTCACCGAAGCAGACACAACAGAACAGCGCGTCGAGGCGACTAAGCGGCTGACCGTTATGATCGCGGAGGTCACAAACGGGCTAAAGACCGCATCCCCAGCGGGGCTTGAGCTTTACCAAGCATTGCTCGACGCCGCAAAGGCGGGGATCCAGCTCCAAGCTCTGGATCTCGGCACGCAGATGGACAGCGCAGCGAGCGGCGCATCTCGGCTGGCGGACGAGCTCTCTCGCGCCGTGGGCAATGCCGCCTCGCTCGCATCGCAAAGCATCGCGGCGCGCACGCAGGCCGAGATTAAGCTACAATACAAAGACGACCCAGTGGGCGCGGCTCGCGCCTTGGCCGAAAGCCGGTTTAGCTCCACCGTGGCTCCCGTGATGCAAGGCGCGCCGCCCGAGGTCCAGCGGGTCCTGCGGGGGTTCCAGCTCACCTATGTCGAGAACGAGGTCGCCGCAGCCGAAGCAGCAAAGGCGCTCGCCGACTTTAACAAGGAGGTCAAAGGCGGGGCGTCCGGGGCTAAAGCGGCAGCATCCGACATAAAGCGTTATTATGATGCGACCCGGACGGATGCAGAAAAATACGCCGCCGGGCTCTCCGAGATCGGCGCGCTTTACGCTTCCGGCGCGATGGACGCCGATCTCTACGCGCGTTCGGTCGAGGAGCTGACCCTAAAGTTCGACCCGCTCGGGCAGCTCATCTCGGATCTGGCGGGAACCGTCGAGAACGAGCTGAACAACGCCTTCGCCTCGGTGCTCGATGGCACGAAGTCTCTCGGGGAGGCACTGCTCGACTTCGCCTCGAATGTCCTCGCCAAGGTCGCGCAGGATCTTTTCGCGCAACAGTTCGCAACGCCGATCGCCTCCGGGCTGACCTCGATCCTCGGCGGCGTGGCGGGAGGTCTAGCAGGCGCGCCGATTACGAGCCCGCGTCCCATGCCGAGACCGTTCGAGGACGGCGGCATCTTCGATCAATCCGGCGTGACCCCTTTCGCAAAGGGCGGGGTCTTCGAGCAGCAAGATCCGACCCCCTTCGCAAAGGGCGGGGTCTTCGAGCAGCAAGATCCGACCCCCTTCGCAAAGGGCGGGGTCTTCGAGCAGCAAGATCCGACCCCCTTCGCAAAGGGCGGCATCGTCTCTGGGCCAACGATCTTCCCGTTCGCCAATGGGACGGGGCTCATGGGCGAGGCAGGGCCGGAGGCGATCATGCCGCTATCCCGGGGATCCGACGGAAAGCTCGGCGTCGCCGCAGCGAACGGGAACAGCGCGCCCAAGATCACGATCAACAATTACAGCGGGCAAGAGGCGTCGACGTCTTCGGACAATATGGGGAACATCATCGTCGAGATCGGGCGCGCGATCGCGCAGGACATCACCGGCGGCGGGCCGACCTACCGGGCGATCAAGTCGACCTTCGGGATCTCCAACCGCTTGCAGCAAAGGGGATAAGAGATGCCAGCTTGGCCTATATCACTTCCGCAATACTTCGAGCTCGGCGTGCAGGACACTCGGCAGCAAGGGTTCATTCGATCCACGACCGACACCGGACCTTACAAGCAGCGCAAGCGGTTTACCGCGACGGCGCGCTTCTTGTCCGGCTCGATGCTCTTGACGGGCACGCAGCGCGCGTCGTTCGAGACCTTCTACAAGACGACCATCTCCGAGGGGACCGACGCCTTCGACTTCACCGATCCGGTCGACTTCTCGACGGTCTCTGCGCGCTTCGTGCAGCCCCCTTCTCTTTCCGGCGTCTCCGGGGGCGCCACCGCGACGACCGTCCAGTGGCGCATGGATCTGATGCTCGAGGTGCTTCCGTAAATGGCGCGCTCTCTCCCAACGGCGGTGATCACGGCGATCAACAAGCAGACGACGACGAGCGCGTTTCTCGTCCTGCTCGAGATCTATCATCCGGACATCGGCACTTATTACCTCGTCAACAACACCCAGAACGTCGTCGCCGGAGCGACGACCTACCTCGCCTTCCCCTTCTCGGTGATGCTACCTCCCGACGATCC